GAGCAGTCAGTCACCTCTCTTAATGATTGGTTCGTAGCAAACCCTAATCCAATAGCAGAAGCATGGGTTACTTGTACTATTGCAGAACTATATAAGATTAGGATTAATATTCAAACACTTAGTATAGCAGATTGGAAACGTGTATCTAAAGGCATTCATCAATTAGAAGAATTACTCAAAAAGAATGCACCTTTTACATTTAGAACTATCTCTTGAAAGGAGATTTAGAATGAAAATATTAATTATAACTGGCGATTTAAGTAGTCCATTTAACAGAGGTTCTAACCTCACAGAAGATGAAGCTAAAGAAATGATTAAAGCAAAGTTCAACGATGATTGTATGGCTAAAGCTTCAAGCGAAAAACCATATCCGATGGATAGACAGTTCTCTAAATACCTAAACAAACATGAGGACTTGCTCGATATAGATGCAACGGGTATAAAAAACAGAAGCGATAATTCATGGGCTATAGGGTTCGATAACGATGGCTTCCAAAGTCTTTATATACATCAAAAATATATTTGCCTGTTAGCTGAGATTGAACTAACTAGCTAATGGGTTACTTGACGTACTTCCAGAAAATAAGGAGGTTTAAAATGGGTCTCACAAGAAAACAGTTAGAACGTGAGATAAAGAGATTGGGTTCCAATCAAATCATTGTTGTTAATAGTATGGACGATATTGAATTTATTAGTCCGGCTGAAGCAGGTACAAAGATACATCAAGCATTTGCTAGAGGCGGTAGAGTTGAAACATTTACTGACCCTAGAGACGATTCAGACCACTACCGTATTGATGATAGAGAATATGTTATACCTGCTAGTGAATTAAAAAAACATTTTCCTTATGGTATCAGAGATGATGAAAGAACTTGGTCTTCATCCACAGTTAATATAAATGTTGACACTAGCGCAATGGAAGAAGCTATGGAAAACATGAAAGAAAGGTTTGAAGAAATGAAAGCAGAGCTTGACTCTAAACCTAAAAAATTTGAACACTACCTCCCATGTTTAATGGATGTATATTGTGAGGTAGATGGAAAAAAGCAGTAGCCGCCTTATATGCTAAGGTAGATAAAACACGATATCCCATTAATGCAAAACAAATTATGGATTAGTGGGTAACCAATAAATCTGTGGGTTACTTAACCTGCTTCAACGGAGTTAAAGATGGATATAATTCAAAACTACCTTTATTTTAATAAGAGAAAGGTATTGACCTATATCGGAGAAGATGCCACCGATATTACATTATCTTTTAATTATTACAAACCACTCGTCGAAGAGATTAAAGCTTCGATGGAAGCCCGACAATGGGACGGAAGGAATAAGTTATGGAGAATGAAAAAGACTCCAAGAAACTTATTCGTTCTGGATTACCTCATGGGCAAAAAACCCTACGCGAAGTATGATGAACCTCTAACCAATTTTAACAATCCCGGTTTCTGGTATCACCAAAACAAAATGTATGCTCACGTTATGCAACGAAAGCAAGTTATCATTGCAGGCGAGATGCGTACAGGTAAAACACGACCTGTACTTAAAGCCATCGTAGATACACAATGCGATGGTGCGTGGTGGGTTGCGCCCAAATCTGCACTCAAAGGATTAAAGAAAGAATTAATCAAATGGAACTTCCCTTTCAAGATATACCTTATGACTTACGATAAGTTTCGCAGGATATTTCATGGGTCACTTGAAATAGTTCCAAAGTTTATTGTATTCGATGAGTGTCAAAAATTAAAGAACCCACGTTCAAAACAAGGTCAATTGGCTCGTCAATTAGCACAGTGTCAAAAAGAAAAATATGGTGACGACCGCTACCTTGCTCTACTTTCTGGTACACCGGCACCAAAAGACCCTTCAGATTGGTGGAATATCTGCGAAGTTGCGTGTGCAGGATTTCTACGGGAGAGCAGTAAAACTGCACTTCAAAATCGTCTTGGTGTCTATGAACAGAGAGAAGGAAATGTGGGTCAGAAATACTGGCATCTTCTGGAATGGAAGAAAGCAGAAGTTGAGTTACTTCACAAAAGACTTAGTGGGTTAGTTGAAGTATTTCTCAAAAAGGACTGTCTCGACCTACCTCAGAAGATGTACAATGTTATCGACATACCTGTATCTACAGCATACTCACAAGCGGCTAAGATGCTTAAAGATTCAGAGATACAGGCGGCACAGTTACTTAACAAACTACGACAGTTATCTGATGGGTTCCAGTACATACAAGAGATTGATGAAGTCAGAGCTAAGAAAGATAAGGAAGCAAAATTCTTTCCGGACTGTCCGAAAGATGCCCAACTTGTCGAAGACTTAGCAGAATTTGAAGATGTGGGAAGGATGATTGTATACTGTGGATTCCAAGCAACACTCGATAAGATAACAGCTATATGTATTAGAGAAGGATGGGCTGTACTCAAAGTAGATGGAAGAGGATGGCACGCCTTGAATACTACATTAAGTGTAGATGAATGTTTATCAGAAATGGATGGGTCACTTAACCAAGGTAAAATCCCAAAGCTAGTATTCTGTGCTCAAGCAGATGCGGCAAGTACTGGTTTAGAACTATCCTCTTCACCGATAATCATTTACTACTCGAATTCTTTTTCAGGTGGTGCCAGAATGCAATCAGAGGACAGACCACATTCTAACAATATGGACAAATCACGTGGTCTCGAAATCAGAGACTATAATCATATACCTGTCGACCTGCTAACGCGAGATAATTTGTTAGCTAAAAAGACTCTTCAATCAATTACAATGGGTGACATATCAGCATCCATGAAAGGAGTTTGGAACGTATGAACTTACACAAACAATCAAAGATGCACGAAGTATACGGGCGTCTAGTTAAAACAGGAGAGGAACTTATCAACTTAGCCGAGCATGGGTTAGTTGATGAAGGTAGAGATAATCCTCTTCTTATGGCTGTTGCTGACCTTATCAGAGTACAAACATTAATGGTGCAGTTATGCAGTTACCTGTTGACCCTCCAAGAGAACTTAAAGCCAAACTTACTGCAGCTTTAATGTTAGCCTATAAAAACTGTACCAAGTATTCAGACAGCGCAAGTTCAACTTTTACAGATGTGCTTGTACGTTTACGTCAAGTTCTTATTGTATAGACTATAAAAATTGTCCTGACTTTATGAAATGTAAAGGTGTACATAACCCTAGCCATAACTAGGAGTCACCATGAAACCGAACTGGAATAATTTAAATAAATTAAATCAGATTGGACTAGAGACTAAACTTGCCGGTGGTAAATATGCCGGTGAGTATGTCAAAGATGTAGTAACATGGGATGCAGATTATGTCATCTACATGGTAGAGACAGAGCGTTGGGAAGCAGACAGTGAGTTACTTAACCTAGTTCATATCACTCAAAAGCAAATAAGGAGAGACCAAGATGAAAGAGAACTCAGGAGAATCCGTGACGAGGTCTGGGAGTCAATCTTCGGCAGGCACGAAAGACTTTAAGTCTAAGAATTTCACTCCTGTTGACGATGTATTCGATGGAATGATTCTCGACATATGCGAGAAACCGGTAGAGTTGTATCAACTATTCAGGAACTTCAAACATATCAAGATAGTTGTTACAGCAGGTGTCTATTTCATATCCTTCAGAAATCTGTACATTGCAGATATCAAGGATTATAAACTAACTCTTACTCCTAACCTTTTCCTTCACCAGAATCAGCAGGTATTCAAGACATATAACCGGCTGTTACGGAAGTTTGTCAGTGAAGGTACATTCATCAAGTACATCAACAAACGATGGGTGCTTTGTAAGGAGGGAGACTGATGGAGAGAACATGCAAAAACTGTGGTAGCTTGTGGGATTTAAACTATATCACCGACGAAATGGAAATCACAATTGAAGCAGGTGAAATAACCCACTGTCCGGCTTGCAGTAATCCCAATAATGATACTAATATATTCTATGATACATTGGGAACACATAACATTCCTCAAGCGTTTGAGGATTTCGACCCTTCATCCTTAATAGATTAGGAGAATAGATTATGTCAGCAGAAATGAATCTTGGAGTAGTAACTTTTCTGTGGTTTATCTGGACTTGCTTGGTTGCTTTAGTAGTATGGATACTTGCTTTCAACAGAGCAGAGAACAAGTTCTACGCAGAGAAATGCCGTGATTGTAAGTTTCCTTTCATGTCACAAAAGTTCTATGAAGCATCTTGTAAATGGGATGAATTTAAAATGGAGTTTATCTCAACGTGGGTAGATTGGTTCCCTACAGTACCTATGTCAGACATGTACCAAGCATTACGACATGTTAGTAACGAACTCGAAAGGCTCAGGAAAGATGCTAAGTTCGAGTGTACCTGTCAAATAGTAACAGGCTATGACCTACATGACAAAGACCATATGGTTCTTCACGTAGCCAAAGACTGTAAACAGCACAAATTTTTACTGGAGGAATAATGGGTCACTTGAACGACTTACAATTACTCGATGATAAAAGGTTAAGGTATGTAGAATTATCCTACATTCTGTGCTACTAATGAAGGTTGGGTATGGGTACAATCACAGTAGGAAGTACCAGACGATGAAGAATTAATGCTTCCTGCAGAAATGAAAGTCATTTTAAAAAAGGTGCATCCATAATGTTACTATACATAATGTGTACAAAAGTACCAGAGCACTTAGTACATAGCGCATTGAACTTTGTAGAACAAGTTCCACACGGAGAAGAAACTATTGAGGATGTAACCGGACAGGATTTTGCATATAAGTTATGGGATACTGCTGAGTTCTTTGGCGATGAATTTGTATATGTCGGATTTTAGGAGGTCATATGAGTATGGAAGTATATTTAGGCGAAGTAGACGCGAGACGAATAGAAACATTAACAGATGCAATTTATCGTCTTGCAGAAGCAGTAGAAGAAAACAATAAGTATTACGAGCAATACCGTGAGTCACTTGAAGGAGGTCAAAATGGGGTTCAATCGCCCGAAGAAAACAAGCAAAAGGGAACTGGAGAGGGAGAACAAAGCTCTGAAAAGCGACAACAAAGCACTGAGAACTGAGATGCGTTACATCGCGGCTCATTTCTATGACTTGCATCCAGAGCATGAAGTATTTATGGATGAAATGAAACCTGAGTTTCTCGATTTAGTTAAAGAGACACACAGGACTCTTAAAACCAAAGCAACCACAGGAGGAAAAGAAGATGGCTCTAAGAAGAGCGCTGTACAGAGAGACGCCTGAGAATGAACCAACAATAGTTTTCGTTCATGGGTTTTCTACAGAATCATTTATTCAACCAGAAACAGAACCGTACGAAGGTGCGGGCGACAGAGTTATACATCAACCTATGGCAATTGTTGAAGATGGCAATGGATGTATTCAGACTACAGCATTGCATACAATTAAGCTTGACCCATCATCAGCAACGATGGTAGCAAAAATAAAAACTGAAAAAGATAAAAAAATTATTGACCCTTTCGATAGGAGCTAGCAATAATGGGTTACTTGAATTACTTCTTTGATACAGAGAGTATAGGTTTCTATTCACCTACAGTGCTTATTCAATATGCCATTGATGACGGTGACCCTATTATTCACAATATCTTCGAAGAGCCAGTATGGAAAACTCTGGCTCTTATCGAAGATATGTGTGCAAACAACGTGATAGGATTCAACTTAGCACACGACTGGTTTCATCTTAGTCGCACCTACGGAGTACTGAAAGAATTACCTAAAGATAAACCACCAACAATCTTAGATATATTTGATGTCGAAAATGATGCTGTATGTCACGATAAATATTGCCTGAAACCTAGAGGCGCACTTGACCTAATGTTATACGGGCGCACTCATGAATTTCAGGCTACTATGAATCAGAAGGATATTGTTATCCGAAGAGTACCGAGAATATTAGCCAAGAGTTTAATAGCTGAACTCGAAGATAAAGTAGAAATACCTAAGCTATATTTTGCCAAGAGAGATGGCAACCAACTATGGAAGATAAAAGAAATCCATCAAGGTACATCAAAAGAAGTTACACCAGAAGAGATGGCTGACCTTATCGAACATAATGTAAAACTTGACCCTGACTTTGTAAACTTAAGGCTTAGCTTTTATCCATCGACAGGATTAAAACCGATAGTAAAGTTTTTGTTAAATAGAGATGTAGATTTAATTGAGGATATGTTGCAGTTCAAGAAACCCACGGAATATTCATGGTTTCCAAGTAGTGGCGAATGGTTTGATGTAGCAGAGCAACATATCTTTGGATGGACTCATGACAGAAGGAGGCAACAATATGCTAGAGATGACGTTATTTATACTCGCGATGTGTTTAAGTACTTTGGTTCTCCTTACGAAGCAATTGGTGAGTACAATTCTATGCTTGCATGTATGGTTGGAGCAATACACTGGAAAGGATATGAAATCGACCCGAAAGAGGCTGCGCGCCAATTAGCAGAGCAAGTTGGAATTGTTAAGCGTTGTTCAAAAGAAATCAACTTCAACTCACCAAAGAGGGTTGTCGAGTACTTAAAAGAAAAAGCTAATCCAATTGAAGAAGCATTGATTCAAAACTCAAAGTTGACTACACTCCAGAACTTAGAAAAGAATGGGTCACCTGAAGTAGCACGGAGAGCATCACTGGTTCTGGAGGGTAGACACGCTGATAAAAAAGTAAATCTTCTCACAAAAATATTAAAAGCAGGGAGGCTATATGTCACCTTCAAAGTCACAGGAACAAAGTCGAACAGAATGTCTGGCGGCTCAATGGAAGAAACAAGAGGAAGCAAAACGGGGAGTATTAACCCTCAAGGTATCGGCGAAGGTGATATTCGAAAGTGCTTTACATTCGCTCCCGAGGGGATGGTTCTCGATAGTGGTGATTTTGATGGGTATGAAGTTGCTATCTTTGCCGCCGTCTCTAAAGACCCAAACCTCACGAAGGTTTTGCTTAGCGGTAAGAGTATGCACGCCATTTGGGGGTCATACCTTTATAAAATGGATTACGATAAGGTCATTGCTACGGCGAAAATACCGGACACGGAACCGGAAGGTTATTATAAACGCGCCAAGAAATCCTTTTTCGCAAAACTCTATGATGCGCAAATTGTAAAGTTATCTCAAGTATTACAATTAACAGAGGAAGAAACTTATGAAGGAATCAAATATTTCGAAGAAGAGTTTACCGGCGTTGCCGAAGCCAGAGAAGAAGTTTATGAGGACTTTAGCGCAATGTCACAGCCGGGTGGCCTTGGTACTGCAATCATTTGGCGTGAGCCTAAAGAGTACATCGAAAGCTTTCTCGGATTTCGAAGATACTTTACGCTCGAATTCAAAATTATTAGAGCATTGTACGACCTCGCGCAAAACCCCACAGCAGAAATGAAACAAGTGGGTCACTTGATTAAGGTAAAACGACGTGATAGAATACAGACAGGGTCAGGTGCTTTACAATCAGCAGTATACTCAGCCGCTTTCAATTTACAATCAGCGATAATTAGAGCGGCAATGAACCATAAGATACAGAGTCCCGGTGGTGAAATGACAAAACTACTTCAAGCAAGAGTATGGGACATTCAGCCGGTAGGTATAAGTCCGTGGCTAATAATGCCTTTTAATGTACATGATGAAATACAAAGTCCAGTACACCCATCAAAGCAAGCACAACTAAAACAGATAATTTTAGATTTTATTAAAGAATATAAAAAGTATGTCCCGCTTCTTGAGATGGATTGGAAGCAGAACCTTAAATCATGGGGTGATAAATGATGTTAGAAAAAGAACCATTGTTGCCAATAGAATTTCTCGGACATCAGACTGAGATTTTCAATCAGATTGCCAGATTAACTATTAAGTTAAATCTGGTTGTTGAGGAAGTAAATAAAAAGAATGGGTCACATGAAGCACTTCCAAAAGGAATTGATTTCAGTATTAAGAAACTTAGAGAGTACTGGGAGAGGAAACATCCTAAAGAAGCAGAACGGTGGGTTCTCTTAATGAGGATATGTTGTGCCCACAATATTTAGAATGGCTAGAAACTCAAGTAGTTTGTTTAGTTCAACTTAACCTTTTAGTATTGGAGGGATAATTAATGGCAAAGGTTTCAGAGATAGAACTTGATGTCGTAGCGGATTTCAAGAAAAAGATGGCTGTTAAAGATATCGCTACTAAGTATAAGATTAAGACAGGGACTGTCTATTATATACTTAGGAAGAATGATATCCAAGTAGTAGAGAACTCTACTATAGAAGATACCTTTATGGAACAGCTATCACTTGAATCTGCTAAGGGTGCAACTCTATCTCAGTTATCAGAGAAATATGGTATCAATACCACTAGATTATGTCGGTTGCTTAATTCATACAACATATCCGATACGGTTAAGCAAACCATCATCAACTTACGTCAGGCAGGTTATAATCCCTCTAAAATAGCACAGAGGTTAAGTCTGACTACAATAGTAGTAAAAGATGTATTGAGAAGTTTCAATATTCAACAGACTCTAAAAGGCACTGGTCTATCTCGCAAAGAGATTCTCGATGCTAGAGCAAAACTTGAAAGGAGTTAAAGCATGGGTAAGGAGTTTGGAATGTTGGCACATCACTGGAATGGGTCACTTGACCAAGTTCAGGGATGGTACGCCAGTAGAAAGTACAATGGTTGGTCAGCTTTGTGGGATGGCGGTATTACTAGAGGAATGTTAGCAATGGAAGTTCCTTGGTACCACAAAGGTGGAGACAAACGTCAAGTTGTTTCAACAGGTTTGTGGTCTTTAGGTAGAGATAATAAACCTAAAGTTATACAAGCTCCTAAGTATTTCACGAAACTACTTCCATTAGGAGTACCAGTCCACGGTGAACTGTGGTACAAAGACAGAATTGATACTATTAAAAGGGTATGTGGTACAAAGTACGGCTATAGCCCTATGTGGTATAATATTAAATTCATGGCTTTCGGTATCAAACCGTATGCGTTATGGGATGGTATTATGGACATACCAAGATATCAAAACTCTGTAGAGCTAATCCCTCTTGATGTTATGGAATATACGCATATAGGAGAGACTTACGCAAAAACAATGGGTTACTTGATCTCCTTCCAAAACGATACATTCCGACCTGTTCAAACATGGGTTATCACAGACAATGATAGTCTCAAGAACATGCAGTTGACAGCGATTGAAGATAAATGGGAAGGACTAATGTTTGCTAACCCTAAAGGCAGATATGAATGTAAACGCTCATGGAATAATCTTAAATGGAAAGGCGTTTATGAAGCCGAGGCCGCTGTCTATGGCTATGAAGATGGTAAGACAGGAAAGAATATCGGTAAAGTCGGAGCCATAAAAGCTACACTGGTATGGGACGATAAGGTAAAGTCCGCTCATGGTGGTCGTCCTTCAATGGTAGGCAAGGAAGCAAACTTTTGTATAGGAGGCCTGACAGATGCTGAACGTGATTGGGAAAGATGCAAACAGATTTACCCAGTCGGTTCAAAAATAAAATTTAAGTACTCTGGTGTTTCAATATACGGAGTACCTCAATCTTGTAACATTTACAGAGGAATGTAAATGAAAAACTGGGCTAAGGAAATAATACTTCTTATCGTGTCAGGTATAATGATATGGGTGGGTTACATTCTATTTCAGAATGTGGCTCACGCCCATTACGATGGCATTGAAGCATTATTCATTATTGAAATAATATTAACTTTCATATTCGCAATAGTACTGTTGAGGTGATATGGCAACTCAAAGAGAATCATTATTAATCGGTGACCCAATGGATATTTGCTTTCAGTCTCACGACTGGTACTGAGTAAATACACACGGAAATCAATATCAGGCAGGTCTGCCTGACCGTTACTGAGCACACCCGCAATATGCTCCACGGTGGGTGGAATACAAAGTTTTTGATGGAAACCAAATCCATTTGACTCGCGCTCAAAAAATAAGGTTTCCTATCCTACATGGTTACGGTGTACCTATTTATATAATAGCAGGCACCGACTTAAGGGGAGAGGAAAACTATAGTAAGAGGGAGCGCTTATATAAGAAAATATTCAAAGACCCTAATGTAGCCTACGCATTTAATCCAAGGATGCATCGGTTTTTGAAATAGGTAAAGTAACCCATAGGAGGTTTAGAATGAGCAATGACAAATATTATCCCGGTACGGTGTTAAAGAAGCCTAAACCGAAACGTACCAAAAAAACCGAAACGTACCAAAAAAAGTTCAGTATAAATGAGGAGGTATAATGGTAGAGATACAAAGATTGCCAAGTTATCTTAGCCCATCGTCTTTAATGACGGCAGAGGGTATGCCTAATACTTTCTTCCTGTCGCGTTTAATATCTGACCCATTGATACGTGAACCACAATCAATGGCGGCGGCAGTTGGAAGCGCATTTGATTACTATATCAAAATGCTTTTAATCGAAAAAAAGTTTCCTCACAAACAGCCTAAACTTGAAGAAATAAAAGCAGGTATAGAGACTAATATTGATGAAGCTTTTAGAGCCGGTAAAAAAGCATTTAATCAGTATACCAAATGCAGGGCATTTAACATAGATGAGTTCGCAAATGTGGAACTTCATCTTGATGGGTCACTTGAAGGAGTTCCACTTTATGGCAAGATGGATGCTACTTGCTATGATTTAAAAGGTGACCACAAAGACAGGGTTATACCTTACGACTGGAAAGTTACAGGGTATACAGCACAGGAGTCAGTCAGTCCTCCGCCGGGATATTACAGGCTGTGGGAAGGAATACGACCGAAGGCTAAACATCATTTATACGAACCAAATATGCCTTTCGAAGCCATCGACGAGAAGTGGGCTACACAATTATGTACATATGGATGGCTCATGGATATACCTTTTGGTATGCCCTTCCCTGCAAGGATTGATGTGCTTGTATTCAAAAATCAAGCTATCAGATGTATCGCTCAGTATCGCGGTTGGATTACTGAGAGTTTCCAAAACGTAACAAAGTATCGTTACAAAAGAATATGGAATGAATTAAAAACTGGTGACTATCTCAAAAGACTCGATAGTACTCTTGACGAGGATTTGATATGGATTGCCGCTAAACAGGAGACATGGTACTAAAGATGGACACAACAGTTTTGGAGACGAGTCAGTTAAAATAAGAACACGTATATTGGTAGAAGTTACTTACCATGACGTTGTTATTGAATCCAGAAAATTTGACCCTGAAACAGGAGCAACAATTACCGATGGATAAAAAACTATGGAACAAAATTCAACTCATTGCGGGTGAGTGGATTGCACAACAGAAAGAGAAGTTACCCAAAACGCCACCACCTGATGTATGGCGAAGGGAGATGACTCAAGAAAAGGAATGGGTTTATCGTATCATTCAGGCAGGTAGCATAAAAGCAGAACTTAAAATCAATTCAGAAACGGGTGGTATAATTGATGAAAAAGACGGAGGCCGTAAGTAATTTCCTTAAAACTTCAATTTCTCCTATAGCTAAATTGTACAATCCAGATATGGAAGTACAAGTGAATGTTGCCAAAGATAACGGCATAAGAATCAGAGGTACATTCAAAGGGAGAAATTGGAGAGGTTGGAAAGACCCTGAAACTGATGAACAGTGGAAGTCTTTCCGAATACCTTGGAATGCTGATACCGAACCTGAATATACTGATACCAGATTGAATTTTGATTTAGCTAAACACGTTGAAGGTATAGGTATGACTGGATGGGACTGGAAGAATAAACAATCCTTATGGGTTGGATATGATTTCGATGCCATTGTCACACACGATAAAGGATTATCCGCTGAAGGATTAGCAGAACTTGAACGTAAGACTTCAGCAATACCATGGGTTACTTTACTTAGGTCAACTGGAGGTAAAGGGATTCATCTATATCTATTCTTTGATAAACCTATACCTACTAAAAACCATACAGAACACGCGGCCATAGCAAGGTCATTATTATCTACATTAACAATAGAAACAGGTTTTAATTTCTCTGCTAATGTGGATACAGTTGGTTCAGTCTTATGGTGCTATCATAGAAAACAAGAAGGTACACAAGGACTCACCTTCATAAAAGAGGGACAGAAATTTCCTATAGCAAAAATACCTAAGAACTGGCGTGAACATATAGGAGTATGTAATCGTTCCAAGAAGAAAACTCATAGCGGTGATAAGTCAATAGAAAGTTTATCATCTGCTATGAAATCTTTTTTCCTAGAAGAAATGCACTTAATTATACTTAAATGGATTTCAGACCATGCAGAAAGAGACTGGTGGTGGGATGCTGACTATAATATGTTAATATGTCATACCTACGATTTAAAGAAATGCCATACAGAATTAAAACTAAGAGGTATATTTGAGACTAACAGTACAGGTTCTTCCGACCAAAACTGTTTTGCATTTCCTGCAAAGGGTGGGTCATTTGTAGTACGTCGACACGGTAGTAGAACCGCAGAAGCAAGAACATGGATAATAGATGAAAGTGGTTGGACTAAATGTATGTTCAATGCAGAACCATCTGTACATGATGCTTGCGTTACCTGCGATGCCTTAGAAAATGCTAAAGGTGAATTTGTTTTTGCCAACTGTAAAAAAGTAAAGCAAGCAATGAAACTACTTAACCTTAAATTTAACTTTCCTGACCATTTCAAAGAACGACAGGCTAATATTAAAGTTAAAGGAAACAAACTTATAGTTATGATAGAAGCCGAGAAAGGAGACGCTAAAGTAGATGGTTTCTTAAAGGAAAAGAAATACTGGGTTAAGGTATTGATATACAAAGAAGAACATGAAGAAGTACCTAGTCAAGATACATTAGTACGTCATGTTATTTCACAAAAGATGGAAGCAGGATGGTACGTCAGTATCAATGATGACTGGGTGTTTGAATCCAAAAGCAATGTAGTTAGTGTTTTAGTATCCCAAATGGTAGGTTACAAAAGACAAGAGATAGAACAGATGATAGGTAAATCTATTCTTGACCCTTGGACTCTTGTTAATAAACCATTTGAAGATGAATACTTAGGCGGTAGACAATGGAATAAAGATGCCGCTCAATTATCCATCAGACCAGTACAAGGTAAGATTGAATACTGGTGGGATTTATTAGAACATTTGGGTAGTGGGTTAGATGAAGCAGTTCAAAATAATATATGGTGTCAACACAATAGTATCACTAGTGGTGCCGACTATTTATTTGCTTGGATTGCCTATATGTTTCAAAGACCTAATGAACCTCTGCCTTATTTATTTTTCTTTGGTGAACAAAAAACCGGAAAGAGTACATTACATGAAGCCTTATCGCTTTTATTCAAAAACAAAATTGGGTACGCACGTGCTGACCAAGCTCTTAAAAATATTTCTGGCTTTAATTCTGAGCTTGCCCATTCTGTTTTATGTGTGGTTGAAGAAACCGACCTATCCAGAAATCAACTTGCCGCTAATAGAATTAAGGATTGGGTCACAGGAATGACTCTTAGTATCAATACTAAACATAAAAATGTTTATGAGATTGAGAACACAACTCATTGGATACAATGTGCTAATGATGCAAAATATTGTCCTATCTTCAGAGGGGATACAAGAATAGTAGTTGTTGAAGTACCTACTCTTGAAAAAGAAATCCCTAAGCAACAATTCCTTCAAAAACTTGAAGATGAAATATCAGCATTACTTTATGATATTATACACTATGAGTTACCAGAGTCAGAAGGACGTTTACAATTACCTGTCATCGGTACTGAAGTTAAATCAGAAATTATGGCAGATAATTTTAATCCATTAGAACAATTCATACAAGAGAAAATATATATCAAAAAAGGACATTTAATTTCTTTTGATGAATTTTATAATACCTTTCAGATATGGTTAGCACAAAATTTACCTGCTTCTCAATCTGATTGGTCGAGTAGGACTACATCTTTAAAGTTACCTAAAGTACCGCCTATGGTAAAAGGTCAAATGGGAGGGGATAACAAAACCTATGTAGGTAATGTTAGTTTCTTTAATGATGTAGATGATTTAGATTATGAATTTATTTTACAAAAGAAACGATTAGTCAAAGTCCCAAGGAGGTCATGATTGAGCGATTATATCGGTGCCGCAGTAGATTTAGAAACCACTGGGTTACTTGCAGGAGTTCATGAAATAGCAGAATTAACAGTGCTACTTCATGACGATAGCTTTAAACCCTTAGACAGATTTCACACTCAAATAAGACCAATGCGACCAGAGATAGCTGAGCCAGATGCTCTGATTAAAAACGGTCTTAAGCTTCATGAATTAAAGGAAGCCGCAACGCCACCACAAGTACGTAATGCTTTCTTCCAATGGCATCAAGAAGTAGCGGAAGGAAAGAAGTTATTTCCATTAGGACATAACTACGGTAGCTTTGATAAAGGCTTCTTAAGAGCATTCTTAGGAGACTATTACGATGACTACTTTCACTATAAGAATCGTGATACATTCTCTCTAGCTCAAGGATTGAAAGACAGTGGGTTACTTGAACTAGATCAAAGTCTCTCTCTGGAGAATCTTTGTGAACACTTCAAAGTACCTCATGTTTCTCACAGGTCACATGGTGATGCAATAGCTACATTAATGCTTTACCGTAAACTTATAAACCTTATCAAAGGAGACTAAGTGCATCCTAACCATATTTTCAAAGGAGAGGATATCCCCGAAGAGAGTATTATACTCGCTACCAAAAGTAGCTTAGACGAGATTAAGGAAATAAGAGATCAGCTTCACTCTTACCTTAATTTGATTATCTGCTCCAATAGCGAAGGTAGATTTGAATTGCGTTTTGTATACAAGTTGCTTATGCGTATACAAGGAGGACGTCCATAAACAAGGTGAGAGTTTGAAGATTTAGGCGACCAATTAACCCCACTAGACTAGTGGGTTACTTGAACTGTTACAGAAAGGATTTATAATGAAAGCAGTAGATTTTGATGCAGTTGTTGAAGAACGTATCGAAAAAATTAATGATGTGCTCGCTGACAAAGGAGCAGAATACGAATCAGAAGATGACCGTCTTCACAACTTTAAAAAGGCAGGAGAGATTCTGGAGATTACACCGGAATCAGCTTGTTTAGGTATGCAGGCCAAGCACGTAGTTAGCGTGCTTGACCTTGTTGATACGGTCGACAGTCTTAAGGAGGATGAATATCTTGATATCACAAAAGATTACATCTCCGAAAAGATTGGTGATGCCATAAATTATTATATTCTTCTTGAAGCTCTCTTATATGAGAGATTAGACTCTCAGAAAACAGAAGAAGAATAAATATATAGCCGGGAAGTGGGTCACTTAACCCGCTTCCTAGGCAATAAGTTTTTAATATCATCTCGAATGTTCTCCGCTCTTTTTACAAGTGATTCAGCTTTGTGATACGCTCCCGCTTGCTTCAATGCCTTTTTGTAGGTAGTGAAGAAATCAACGGTGTCATTGAATAACTCATAAGCTTCAAACAATACCTCGGTAACTTTAAAAATCCTTTTAAGCCACCTTCCCATCATATCCTCCTTTGAGAAATAAACTCCTTCGGGTCATGGAATAAATTAAAATAAATCCACTTATCCTTAGTGTCTTTCTTTACCCCTCCCCAAAAATTAGGAATACTTCGTAAGTCAGTATGGAAAGAATAATTTTTTAACTCAATATTGTAATAGATTCCAACCCCTCTAAACCCTGACATTACAGCATACTGCCATATTGTCTTAGACTGTATCTTACCATCTTTGGGATAGAGAAACCAATCAACTGCTAGACCTTGTGGGTGCTCTTTAGCTTTATGAGTGCCCGTAGTCATACCGTTATAAAGTAAACCAATACGTCTACCTAAATGTTTACGTAGCTTCTGCAAAGCTACCATAGTATCAACTTGCACATCTTTCAAATCCGCTCCAGTCTTACGAACTTCGGCAGAGGTAAAGTTTTTAATCTTGCACAACACAAAGTCCATCTCAGTCATTTTAGAACTCCTTCAAGTAACCCATTAACCTGTGAAAAGCTTGAAAAGGGCTAATCCAAAGTGCAGTATTAAAATTGCCGCACCAGTTATTACCCATGTCTTAATAGTGGACACGGAACTATCTAGTTTTTGGATATCCATTTCACTCCTTTCTATTCTGTCGATATGTGATAAACATCTATCACAATATTCTTCTTTGCCCATTACATCTCCTTACGAAGTGATAAAAATCCTACGTGAAACAGCAACGTCCTCAAACTCAACTACTTCCCATGATGAAGTAATACTATAACTGCCTACATCACGGTCAACAGAGATTTGAGTTGAACTGTCAAAAGTTATCCAAGTGGAAAACTCTTGTATATTTTCATTGTAATAATTATTCCAAGTATTCCAACATTGATACTGACCGCCGTTCTTAAGCATACACTTACTTTGAGTAACAGAACTAATCGTTTTATTTACACCTGTCCCACTAATAGCATCCCACCCACGTTGAACAGATATATTAGAATCCTCAATAACATACAAAGAATAGTTTTGAGTATCAGAAGCATAAGCACTTAGCCTTACGGCAGTCGAACTATACAATCTAGCGCCTTTCAATTCATCACCATCAACTAAATTAGAACCATTTTTAGAATAACTCACACTAACAAATGCTTCTGCTGTAGTTACAGAAGTAATAGTAATGTCTTGATATGTACCAGATACAGTACCGTTGAAAGATTGCACAGTAGCATCATCCATTTCTATTACTTGCCAATCTGCTTGGTGACCTGAGCCAGAACCAGAGGTTTGTAAATTCAAATTAGTCGAAGTAGTCAACATATGCTCAACTAATGAATCTGTATGTGTAACAGAAAAATTACCTTCAGCAGTACATAAACTCCATGATTTATTTAAATCAGTTGAAGTTACTGTTACATTAACAGAACTGCTAGACAAACTGGCAGTACCCTGTTGAATACTTACCCCACTGCTAAACTCTATAACTTGCCAATAGATATCAAGAGCCGGATTAGCCATATTTCTATTTATTTGCAGATTAGTACTAGAAGTTAATTTAGCTCTAGCGCAATAAGTAGACGCGGTATATATAGCTGCACCGGCACCGCCCATTTGAATAATCACTATAGACTTAGTCAAATTAACAGAAGTTATAGTTACATTTTTAGTAGTGTCAGTAAGATTCATCTGCACTGAACCACTTTGTCTTGATTCAACAGTCGGCATATTATACCTCGTTTATTGAGTCGATTTCAATTTCATTCTTTACTCTGAACTTATCTCCATTGGAAACAAATCTTTTTCCAGTTGAAGGATAACGATATCTTCCAAAGGCTTCAGGTTTAAATTTACGGGTAGCAAGACCCTGTTTAAATCCAATCCTTAATGCCATAGGAGTATAAGGAGTGCCAATATTAACACGTACTCGTCCATTAAAATCGGTATCACGGGTTACTCCATCAGGTTTAAGTATCTCAATGGTCATGTCAACTTCATCCTGACCATCCTTTACAACTTCGGTTTTATTGGCAGTGACTTTAAGCCAACGCTTGCTTTCCTCTGGCGTAAAATCAAGGTCAACAATAGCGTCACCATTCCATACAGCATCAAACTCTTGCCCATCAAAAACTTTTTGCGCCATATCAGATGACTCGTCTTCAATCTCAAAGATATAATAATCAGTGGGATTACCTCCGAGATTAGCAACCAGATTCTTTTGTATAATCTGGATAGGTGGATTACCTGTTGTGTAAAATCCTGACACTTCCACCACAGTGTGTTCAGAAATACGTCCTGCAATATACATTTAGACCTCCTATAAAGTGTATAAGAAGAAGTGGGTTACTTTACCCACTTCCATTAATCATCATAAGTATACCAGATTGTAACATTCAATTCAGTAATATCTGAATATGATGTAATATCTAGCCAAATCCAATAATTAGCCGGAATAGTTGCATCGTTGAAAGATGTTACCGTGCTTCCTGAACTTTCACTGGTAGTTGTTGTACCTCCTGCAACTACCTGATTACCCACACCATTACGAACTGACCAGTGTCGAATAGTCCATGTACATGAAGGTGTACCGCCCTTAACTACTGCAAACATCTTATAGATAGTTATTGCTCTATCTACTCTAGCAATAGTTATATCGTCTGAACTGGTAGGATTCTCAACAGTAATACTAAAGTGATCTTTTACAATCTCATTACGCATCTGTTGAGCAGTACGGTACACTATATCACCATCTGACTCAGCACCTAAGTACTTATCATCCACATCACTATTTGCAATTGTTTCAAGTCTAAATGTAGTACCTACATGAACTCCAATTGCACCGTTTAAATAGATAATACCTTTATTGTTATTCCACCTCATTACATCGGTAGAAGCATCTTGCCATCCAATATAAGCATCATCTAACCCATCGCTACCTTGCCATACAAGTCTTCCTTGTTGACCTACCCCAGTATCACCAGTGTCCTTAATAATAAATTTAGGTACACCGCTACCTTCTACTTGAGCATTAGCTAAGAATTGATGGATAACAGTACTATTGACATAAGTTGAACGCGCAAGAAGAGCATTAACAGAACCGCCCGGAGTTAATCTTACCTCAGTATTAGCTTTTATATTAATGTTATCTGTATTAGCAGTAACATCACAATAGCCAGATTGAGTATCCATAGACATACCACCGGCAGTAAACACTCTTGTAACGGCATTCCATTTAAATTCCGTTGAAGCATCATATATTAAAGCATCTTCAGCCGCATTTACAAAAGGTATCTGGCCTGCTTGACCGGAATAACTCGAAGGAGTATCGGTCAAGATTAAAAATGTAGTATAGTTTTGAATCCATTCAAGACCATCCTCAGCCAAATTAACTCGCGGTATCTTAAAAGCCTGACCTACATAATTTATAGGAGTATCGGTTAGACCTATAAATGTACCGGCACCAGTATTATCATCAACATACTTTTTAGTAGCCGGTTCATAATCAGCATCCGGAGTGAAAGGAGTAGTGTTTTCTTTATAAAGATACCTTACATCACCACGAGTATCATTATGATAATGTAAATGGTCATCAGCATCCAAATCCGCTAATGCACTATGACTTTGAATCAGTGGGTCACTTGCACTACCGGTAGTATTAAAATTTCTTAAATCAAGAATATCTTCAATGGTATAATACTGACCAGAAGCTGTTTCATTAACTATAACTCTATAAAGAATGATTAATTCTTGAAAAGGCATTCCAGTAAGATTCACATCTCCCCAGCTATTATTATCCTTGGCATCCTGAAGAGTAGTATCTTCACGCTGACCCATAATCATAGCTACAGGCTCTGATAAATCATTAGTACCCACAACCCACATAGCCATATATTTATTAGTAGATACTGCTTGAAGAGTCCAAGAACCATTGAGTTTATTATACATCAAGGTATTACCGGCTTGAATATAAGCCATATCGGTGGCTCTATTCTTAGAAGAAGTTTCAACAATTCTCCAATTAGAAGCACCTATACGATAATATACAGGTAATTCAGCAGGGCTAAGAACTTGTTCAAATAACCCACCGCCTGCACCGTCGGTAATATTTATTTTAATATCTTCATCATAAAAAACACCCGCTGTCACATTAGCCTCTTCAGTACCAGTTTCAGCTAACGCAAGACCACTTGACCACTTAGCGCCACCTGCAAAATGTAACCTTTCATGGGTAGCCGCGGCCATAATAAAGTCATGTAACTCATAACCTACAAGGATTTCTTTATTAGAATTTGCATCCCAGTAAACTATAGCCACAAAAACTTGGTCATTAGGCTGAATAGTCCAAGGAGTCTGTGAAGCTTTTAAAGTACCTGTTAGGTCATCAAAATAAATAAACCACATACCTTCAGTATCGGTTATTTGGACAGATTTATTTCCACCTAAAAGAACTTGTTCTCCTTCAAGAAGATAATAAGCACCGCCACCATCTGTGAGAGTAAGAGTACGTGTACCATCATCCCAACTAATGGTAACATTTCTTACATATGGCCAACCAGTAACATTTTCTGGTGATGACTCAACTGCTAATTCATTCAATGCACCTACAATACTGGTAGCAGTAAATGAACCATCAAGAGCAGTAGCACCCGCTTCACCTAAAGTAATGGCACTTGCATAATCATCTTTAAGACCAGATTTTGTATGTATATAAAGATAAGGGTTTTTAGGTTTAACAGCATCACCTGCCGCAACCCAAAACTGATTGGGAGAAACAATATCATTTTTGAGCTCATTCAAGCAACCCACGATACTTGTAGCCGTAAATCCTACATCAAGAGCAGTTACACCACTCTGACTGATAGGTAAATCAGATGCTAAATTAGTATCTCTCAAGCCAGTATCGGTGTACACTTGGTCGACCTCGATATCGGCAAATACATTACTACGACGTTTCCACACTCCTGCGGTAACGTCATAATACTTTTGAATGGCGGCAAGTTGTAAATCGCCGTCCACATCTTTCCAAGTCAACCAACCTTTACTACTTTTCCAGATAGATTCATTATTCGGGTCAGCCGACGTAGTAGTAAATCCCCTCTGTTTAGCTGAAAGGTTGTTCAACAGATACGTTAGGGTATTAAAATAAAAAGTTATTTCCCTATTGACTTGAGCCATTATTTCCTCTCTTTTTAAGCATTAGGAACTTCATCAATTTTCTCTATATCTGTCACAACTTCGTCATAATTATCAACGATGGTTTGTGTCGGAACTTCTTGTATCCTTAATTTAATAGCATCCCAGTCGTACTCAAACAAAGTCAATTCGACATGAGGTCTTTTCTTAAGCCAAGGAACTTGAAGTCTTTTACCGAGAATCAAATATATTTTACCGCTAGTCTCTTCTATTTTGGAAGTAGTACAAGTAACCCACTGTCCAACTTTATAGTTAGAAGTAGACAACGTAGTTTTAACTTTAAGTATACGAGTAGGTATCTGATGATATACCATTTTTATTATTGCACTCTTATCAGCAGTACCCTGACTGAATACAGATTTCAATTGTAGTTTAAGCTTAATAGGATTCTCTGTAAACTGTTCAGCGATAACAAAATCATCTTGATTACTCAGGTCAGCAGAGGCAATATATTTCTGAAACTTAGTTCCAAAAAAGTCATAGTACACATCTAACTCAGTGATGATATAGTCCATCTCAGTCCACTTCTCCTTAAAGTCAAGTAGACTAGCTTTCTTAGCGTCTTTAAAGATTAACATGGTATCATCAATATCGTCAGTGACCTCTTCCTCTGCAGGAGGATCAAGAGCGACAGTAGTCATTCTACCTATATCATCTTCGTAAACAAGTAAACCATGATTCTTAGCTATTTCATCAACCAACCCTATTAAAGGTTTTTCTTTAGTTACCAACACACGGGCTTCCCAACTTAAACGCTGTTCAATTGCTTTAGTGAATGCGGCTGTATCCAATGTTACATCTGTATAGAATGTCTGTAAAATCTCTTGGATAACCGCTACAGGATTGCTTTTATCCACAATAACCTTTTCAACAATTTTCACTTTATTATTGGCTTGGTCTACCCATATATAAGCATTATCGTTCTCAAGAAATATTTTACCTGCGTCAAGTAACCCACTATCATATCCAGACTGTCTAACATAGTTATCTGGGTCAATACCGGGCAAAATATAATCCTCCTTAAGATTTTGTGTAGGATAAAATTTACCTACACCATTAGGTCTTATTAGGTCACGTACCAAAAATCCCGGATAATCAGTATTGGGATTAGGAGTAATAAATCCAAATTCAAGACCTCCTCCTTCAAGATATACTCTAGTAAAACCTAAATTATCATCATCTGAAACCATGAACATATTGTTAGGAAGATTAACAGGGTCAATATCCATATTATTAGCATAATAATCGGCATAGTGCCATGCAATTTTACAATTGGCTCCCACAGGAAATTCATCTGTTGGGTCAGTAAATAGATTCTTAGGTATTACTTTAGCGTATATATCAAGATTACCTATTTCATTCTTTAACTTCACTTCCAAAATAGGTTTAGACACAGTAAAGATAGACCTATGATTCCATTGATTCATTCCATTGAAAACCATATACATAGATGTTTCCCTAAGTTCTTCATAATCGAGAATATCATAGTTATTAGTTTTATGGTGTACAAAAAAGTTAGCATTCGTAGTCAAATATTGACCACTACGTTTAAAGTCATAAGTAGTTTTAACCTTAAACCGATAAGCCCCGTTAAAGGTTCTATCATCAGTAACTTCATCAGGTTCAATTCTCCATTGTGCTATTTTATAAACATCATCTGAATGAGGGTCTGACTTTTGTATCTCACCTACTGCTCTTCTTTGTACAAAATTAATTTCATCCCATTCAGTTTCATCACCAGTAGCTACAGTATGTAAAGCTAAGTTTATAAAACACATTCTGGACTTATTAGGCAACCAAGGTTCCTTATCAAATAAATCCTCTCCACAAACAGCAACACCAGTCATAACTATCTCATGAATATCACCAGTTAAATCAGGTAAATCCCAATCAAGACCTATAAATCCTGATGGGTCATGTTCACCAGACTCAACACCGATACCGGCATAATTATATACAGCTAGAAAATCATTTGTATCTTCTAGCCATTCTTTCATATTCAAAAATACCCAGTCAGTTGAAGGTGTAGCAGTAGTTAAACCTTTTAATCTCTTTTTAAGCGTATATATTATCTTATCCGAAATATTGGTAAAAAGTTTAACTGGTGCATTATCAGCATGAGAAGCAATATCAGTACCGGCATAACCTCTTATTACCCAAGCATACATATCTGTAGGCGCATCAGGTGCAAAGTCGGTAGTAGGATAACCCGTATCTTTCTCAGTGTAAACAACAAGCATTTTCTCATCGTCTATCTGAATAAGTAACGGGTCTTTTGGAATTTGTTGGAAAGTTTTATCTGAAGGTGCTTCAGGAGTCTGCGAATCTGCTCCCCACCTATTAATTAAATCCTTCTGTTCATTTCTTTCCATAAAATTAGGATACGGTGAACTGGGATTAAAACGTCTACCAAGGGCATCAGTCTCTTTTTCAAGAGGTGCTACTTTATAAGTAACAGCATAATCAATAGGCCATAAAGCATTTTTATCCTTTATAATATAAGGATAAACAGTTGCCGAACCAACCTTCCATGAACCCGCTTCAATCTTACTCCTATGGTCACCATATACAAATTCCCAACCTACTCTAAAGAAGTGTAACATTTCCTCTTCAATTTCCTCACTTCTTATATAGATAAGTTTGTTGTTGTACTTAGCTAATAAAGCACCTACCCCACTCGATTGTTGATTAGGATGTATACTACCGGTAAAACCATAAGCCTGACCTACTACAAAATCAGGCGGGTCTGGTTCTTTCTTCAAATGAAAAGCTACCTCATGATAATTCTGAAGCCTTATCTTAGATATCCTTTCACCTGCAGGAACAGCATCTGTTAATTTAACAGAAGTATATTCAGTTGGATTAAAAACAATTTCATCATTAATAATATCATAAGGTGTTTCTATATCCAACCAAATAGGTTCATCATCGGTACCTGCCTTTACATGAAGACTCTTGATAATATATTTATCATCTTGAGTCCACTGCAAAGAAGTAGTACCATCTGCATTTTCTTTTTTACTAATAGGAATATAAACATCACCAGAATCACCTATTACAATAGCTTCATTAGACTGAGAACCATCGCTCTGTTCAACAACCGGCCCACCCACAAGAGGATTAGCAGTATTGAGCAATCCTCTCACAGTCCATTTAAGTTCTTTAGTATTAGGTCTGGTAACACTATGTATTCTACCACTGAAAACAATATCTGACTTACCTGCATCATCCGGGTCTTCTACAGCATTAGACTCGCAAACAAATAAAATCACTTTCCTACCATATAGGTTTATGATATCACGTTGATCCATCGGATTAGAGCCTAAGTAATCTTTAGTTATTGTGAAACTAAAATCTTTTAACTTAGACATTCCACCTATACCCTGAGTAGTAGGAATAGTTTTAGATTCAAGATTTGTCTTAGCTAAAAAGTTTACTTCATTTCCAACCTTACCTACATCAATAAGCCGACTTGGAAGTAGGTGAAGTGACCCATCGTTTGAAGATGAAGCGTCAGAGAAAACAAATGCTTCTTCACCTACACCTAGTGTCTCGCCCGGAAAAGGACTTAACACGTCCCAACTGTCTCCAGTATTGGGATATATAGCGATGTTAGTTGAAACATTCGTACTTGATTCAAATAAAGCCATAAGTTTAAATCCTTACAAAAGTATATGGAAATTTAATTTTAAACACACCGGGAACAACATGTTTAAAAACACCTTTATCATCATCCCCAATAAAATTACAATTGGCAATAGCAACACCTTTACCTAGACCTAAATCTAAGCCAGATGGTGGAGTGATTGTAAATTTATTTAAAGCATAAACAGCTTTAGTACGTACCCATGTTCTAAAAGCATCACCTTCAGACCATAGTACACCTTTCATTACTATATCACCCTCAACGACATTTTTACCTGCACCATCATAGGTCACTTCCTCACCATCACCAGTTCTAAGAGTATGTTGACTAAACCTCATGTCGAAGTAATCCGTACCGTAAATAACGGTAGGAGTTACTAAAGTGATGGAGCCTCCGCCTCCACCTGTATCAAATGTTATACTTATTGCCATCTCTGAGACTCCTTCTGTATGTCAACAAATAATTCACGTTTAAATTCTTCAGTGCCAATGAATGTATCTATCTGTAAAAACACACTACGACTAGGTGCTGTTACATCTTCAATACGTTCATCAATCATTTGTTGTATACCTGCCGCGCCTCCCAAAGCTCTTACATCCTCATGAGGTATAACAAATTCTTCTTTATGAACAACACCGGCAACATCGGCTGGGTTACCTGAACCAGTAAAACCACCCTTCGCAAAACTGTCTTGAGAAGATATAACTGCTAACTGAGCTAAACCCATTGCCGCAATGATAGCCGCCATTACAATACTAGCAGGAGGCGTCATACCCCTAAGAGCTTGAGTAACACCAACAGCCGTGTTAATACCAACCTCGATCATTGCCCATCGTTTCTGTTTTTCCTTCTGTTCCTTTTCAACTTTGGCTTGTTCATCTTCAAGTTTCTTTCTTTCTTTGGCCATTTTACGAGCAATAATAGCTTGTTTAAAAGCGTTTCCTTTAGCATTAGATATTTCACGCTGTGCTCTTTCATCGAGCATTTTAAGTTCAGCTTTATGTTTAGCCTGCATTTTAGCAAACTGATTATCCTGAAGCATTTGAATCATGTCAACAGCTACCTGAGCCGCGGCCCTAAAACCTTCAACTTGGTCAAGAACACGTTCTTTCTGAGCCTCAGCATTAGCCGCTTGTACTTCAGCTACAACATCTTGAGCCTCTTGAAGTCTATCAATGGCTTCAATTTCCTCTTCATATTTCTCAATTAAAGCATCTATAATCTCAAGACGTTCTTCTTGAATCTTGAGAATATGTACCTCATGAGCCGCAAGCTTTATAGCATCCTCAGTTTGCTTAGAAAGATTAGGAATATCAGCAGTCTCAAGACTTTCACCTGTTACAGGTAACCCACCAACTGTCTGTTCAAATCCGGGAGTAAGCTTACCTAACCCTGAAATCTCTGGGCCGGTTAGTCCACCGATAGTTTCACCCTCTCCCAAAAGTTTAGCCGCATCGAGAGAAAAACCTGCTAAGGCTCTTGCTACACCTTCGCTTTTACCTTCAAGTTTCAATTCAAGAAACTTCATAAAAGCTTCAGCATAGTCCGTAGCCGCGTCCTCAGCTAAACCGGGAACTTTAAATTTTTCAGGGTCAGGAAGCTTAGTTTTAGTTTTCTCTAAGCTAGCTTTCATTTTATCAATTTGTTTTTCAAGACCACTTATAATGGCACTAACATCTTTAAACCCTTCAAAAAATTTAGGGTCTATGCCAAACTCAGTACCAACTTCACGGGCTATCCTTTTAATCTTTTGCAATTGAGTTTCGACTACTTTAGTATCCTCAACAAAGTCAGTACCGAAAATACTACCTTTAACAGTACGTGCCTGAGAAGGAACCATCATTTCAGCTTGAAACTTTTTAAGTGCATTAAGCTTACGTTCCATTCCTTCAAGGCTTGTATCGGTAGTAACTTTTTGTACCTTTTCAAGGTCAGCAACCCATCGGTCTGTTAATATGATAGCAGTTTGTAAAGCACCAATTACTAGAAGTAACCCACCGTGCATACCTGCCATAGCACCAGAAGCATTACCCAATTGTCTACCAAATCGAGCCATGCCAGATGCCCATAGACTAATCCTTTTGGCTAGGTCTAATGCAATCATAGACGAAAGAAGCTTAAATAAAACATCACCGTGTTTCATAGCGAATATAAAACCATCAGTTCCTAACTTAGCTAACATTTTAACAACATTAGCTATTTCTTTTGCTATGTTAATAAGAATTTCTGGATTCTTCTGAAGCCATTTCTGAAACTCAATAATCTTTTTAGTAATATCTTCGATACCAAGACCTAGATCAGAATTATCCAATATCTCACCCATGACAACAAAAGTATTCACAAAAACATTTCTTAAAGTCTCAAGCTGAGGAATCCATGCTTCACGAACTTTTGCCGCTACATCTGAAGCTTTAATCTCATCATTCTTTAAAGCTTCAGTGAGCAAATCAGTTGCGTCCGTCATTTTACTTAGTGCAAGTGACCCAGCGACTGCTCTTTTATTAAATGTCTCTAAGAAAGAAGAGACAGGGATTCCGGCATTATTTATAGCTCTAAGTATTTCATTAAAGCCTTTACCTTCCACATTCAAATCCATAAGAACTTTTTTAACATCATCGGAAGGTTTCATAATATTTAAAAACATATTCTTTAAAGTGGTACCGGCTATAGAACCCTTAAGTCCTACATCACCGAGCTTACCAATCATCGCGGCAGTCTCCTCAAGTTCAATCTTGAGATTTTTAGCGATAGGTGCCACAAACTTTAATGATTCAGAAAACTCATCAAAGTTAATAGCTGTCTTACTAACAGTTCCCTGAATAACATTGGTAATATGCTCCATGTCTTCAGCTTCCATGTTATAAGACTTCATAGTCTGAACAGCTACTCTTGCCGCCTCATCCAAATCAACCATAGATGATGTAGCCAAATCAGCTATGTGAGGAATAACCGCAAGAGCCTCTCCAGTCTCGAAACCCATCTTAGAAATACTAAGAACAGCTTTAGATATATTACTAGTAGTGTGTTCAGTAGCATTACTAACATCAAGGGTCTTTCTTTTCAAATCCTCTAAAGCTTTTCCGCCAGTTCCAGTAATACCCTCAATCTGTTTGAAGGTTCTATTGAACTCAAATACCTCCTTAGTCGCCATGCCTACACCCTGACGAAATTTATTCAGAGCAGTAAGCATGGTAGCAGAGGCAAACACGCGGGTTAGAGTTTTCCCTAACCCTTTCGTGAGTCCATTTAGCTTGGTGACGTTTCCGGCCATGTTCTCAAGAACAGGATTACCCTTATCGTCAACCTTGACTTTTAGTACAAGAGGTCTTGCCATTATCTTATTCCCTTCTTCATTTGAGCAAGTTTAGCTTTTCTCCTCTCCCTGAACTTTTCATTAGTTCTACTAAGAAAGTACACCATAGATTCCCAAAATTCACCGTGGGTTACTTGAAGCACTTCCTTTCGATTAAAAGGATTTTCATCAAAATAATGCCTTAAAAAAGCATCAGCACCAGTCATAGTAAATCCAGATTCGGTAGTAGGACTAATAGCTAATATATTTTGAAAGATGTCCCATAATTCAGGGAGTTGAGTATAAAGTACCATGCTCCGAAGGTCAATCAGTTGACCTCCGGTTACATACTTACAGTAGGTACATTTGGTATTTAACTGGCATGACAGGCATAACCTAGGCGACCAACCGAAGTCTACCGTTCCATCACACCAGTCTATCCGTTTTTTTCCTTATGTCCTACATATGCTACAATGATTTTATCAAACAGTTCCTGTTCACTACGAATACTCTCAAACACAGCTATCTGATTATCCTCATTGATTTTTCCATTGTCATCGGTAATAACTATCTTTTTACCTTCAGGGTCTTCAATACCTTCACAGCTTATTAAAGAAGTTCTAAGCGTATACAAGAAAGCATTATAAGTACCCATTTCAGTTTTTGTTTCTTTTCCAGTTTCCTTGTCCTCTACGATAAGAGGAGTCTTGTCTGCCGCCTTATCACGCAACTGAACATAGTCAATATCTTCTGAAGCAGTAAATTTAAAGGTAACAGAAAACTCAATCGGCTCACCTTCCTTTGGAACATAAGTGTGGTGAAATGTAACTTCACGCTTGGGATTAACTACAAAAGCCATTTTGACCTCCTAAATTTTTTGAAGTAGTACAAGTGACCCACTAAAATCATGGGTCACTTGTACTAGGTAAAATTAGTATAAAACCATTTCATTGTCGCTTGAATCATCACGAACTCTGAAGATAGCCGGACTGTCATGCAGTTCAGTTACTCCATTGAGAAAATCAGTCCACTCAGAAGTACCTTCGATGAAACCACATTCAAGCATTAACGGTTCTGCCATTACATCAGAATCGTCACCGCCTGATTCAGAAAGGGTAACTTCTTTCATCATGATTTCCTGCATATAGTCACCCTGATTAGCGATAATCTGAGCAACAAGCTTGGTCTGAGCATCACGATAAGTCTGATAAGTTTGAACAGTATGCCGTGAAATAGTTCCACTTGCTTTGACGCCATATTTTGCCTCAAGAACAGGCTCAGCCAGACTCAATCCGGAGATTGTATCCTGAAGGGACTGCAGAGGTACTTCAACGTCAAAAGATATATCTGACATACCAATCTCCGTCATACCAACTTGCTCACCTTGTGAGCCAACAGAGAGTGTTTCGCCAATTCTCATCATATATTCAAAATGTGCCGGAACAAGCTGACCATCCTGAAGACCTGCGAGTAGTGACCAGTTAGCAGAACCAAAATCACCACGTTCCTCGGTATAGGCCATATAATTGGCTTCCCACGAAGCGAGACCTGCGGCCGACATCCGTAAACCGAAGTTCTTACAGAGTGAGTTACGGTAGCGCAAATCGTAATTTGCAGTCCGCTTACCGAAAGTAGCCATAAGACAACGCTTATCGCCTGCATCAGCACCGGTAACAGCCGCAATTTCTGCGGCAGTGAAATCACGAAGCCTGCGCCCATAGGAATCAAGCTCGTAAATATGTTCATACATCACAGCAGAAGTTGAAGTAAAAGTAAATACCCATCCTGCCGCCTTGGTAATAGTAGTACCGACAGGAGCAACAGAATCATCTGCTTTAAAGATATATAAGGTCTCAGTTCGGGTAGTCTCTGCGCGCAAGAAAGTAAAAGTATTAGCACCGCTATCATCCCCTTGGTCGCCCGGAGCAGGCTGAGAAGTGAATGGGTTACTTGCAGCACGACAGACAACAACTTCCATAACTTCATTTTCGAAACCCCACATCCAATAATGGAACCTGTTCATACCTTTAAATCTGGCATAGTAAGAAACAGGATTATCGACAGTTTTACCTATCATTCTTGGAGTTGTTTTAAAAGCACGAGTAGTGACACTTGCATCTTCCTCAGTCGCAACATTCAGCTTGTTACTGAAGTTTAACCACGGAAAAGCATGATTTGCGCCCAGAGTTTGCCATCCCTGGGAGCCTCCCCACCCATCAGTTTGAGTACTACCGGTCTGACCTTCTTCCTGCAGCATCGCACCTGTTTCAAAAATTTTCGGGGTAGGTTCTGACATTCTTAACCTCCTTATGGATTATTTGTAAATGTATCGACCAATTGAATTTCTGCCTCAGCAACCACGATGACAGAAGTAACTTTCGGAAATA